AAGGCTGATAAGAAGATGGTTGCAGCAGGTAAGCCTCATAGGTTTCAACCTGGTGTATCGGGTAATCCTAATGGAAGACCTAAAGGATCGAAGACTAAGATTACTTTAACTAAAGAAGCTTTTGAAGAGGTTGCAGGGTTAAGTCCTGGTGAGATGTTAGCTATGATAGCACAAAGACATTTTGCTCAGAATACAGCTGCAGGTGACGCATTGGCGATTAAGGCTATTATGGAAGCGAATAAATATATTGAACCTACTAAGGATGCAATAGCTGAAAATGAAAGCCTTACTGATATGTCTAAAGAAGAAATTACGAATAGACTTAGAAACTTGAAGATTGTAAACGATGAGTAATAAAGAAGCCGCTGAGCTGATAGTAGAACTTGAAAAGCGGGAAACTTGGGATAGATGGAAAGAAGATCCATTAGCTTTTATAGAAGAAGCACTAATGATCTATCCTAAAGATGCAGATAAAGGATTAATACATCTAAAGATTAATAAAGCACAGGTAGCTGTTGTTGATGAGTATATCAAGCAGATGGCAGAGATTGGTTATGTAAGAATGATTATCTCTAAGTATCGTCAAGCTGGATTCTCAACGATTAGTTCTGCATTAATCTTTCATCGTACTTTGTTTTATGAAAACACTAGAGCTGTAATTATTAGCTTAGATAAACCAACAACTGAATCGATCTTTAGTATGTCCAAGACATTCTGGGAAAACCTACCTGCTAATATTAAACCAGAGTTAGGGATATCGAATAAAAGGGAAATGGTTTTTAAAGAGAACGATTCTAAATTTAGATTGTTTACTGCTGGTGCTGATAACCCAGGTCGTGGTACTACTAATACTGCTTTACTATGTGATGAGACTGCTTTCTTCCAGAACGCTGAGAAAGTTATGGCTGGTCTATTCCAGTCGGTATCACTTACTAAAGGTAGCATTATTATTATTAATAGCACCTCTAACGGTGCTCAAGGTGTTTATTACGACCTATGGAATAAAGCTGAGAGAGGTGAAGGTAACTTTACTCCTTTGTTTGTTCCATGGTATTTACAAGACGAGTATACATTAAAAAGTCCAGATGCAGTAGAATGGACTGAACCAGAGTTAAAGCTACAAGAGAAATGGCAATTAAGTGAAGGTCAATTATATTGGCGTAGAATTAAGATTGCTGAGACTTCTCTTAATCTATTCAAACAGGAATACCCGTTTACAGCAGAAGAGTCATTCCTGCAATCAGGTAGTTCTGTGTTTAATAAAGAATCTCTTGATAGGTACGTTCCTTTAGCTGCAGATTCCCTTAGAGAATTCAATGATGAATATAGTTCATTTGATGAATCCTCTAGCGGTACTCTTTCAGTATGGGAAGCACCTCAAAGAGATGGTAAATATTTAATTGGTGCCGATGTTGCGTTAGGTGTTAGAGGTGATTATTCCGTTGCTTGTGTTATGACAAGTAATAGAGAAGTCGTTGCTATGTACCGAAGCAATAGAACAGACCCGGTTAGGTATGGAAGGATCTTGTTTTATTTAGGACGATGGTATAACAATGCTTTAATTTGTCCTGAAGCTAACTCGATTGGTATTGCGACAGTTCAACAGTTATTTGGTATGAACTATCCTAATATCTATCAACAAAGGAAAGTAGCTAATACAGCATCAGATAGTATTAACCATCTAGGATTTAAAACTACTGCTGCCACTCGTTCGCCAATCATTTCGAATCTTAGAAGAATGATTGAGGATGAGGATATTGCTATTCCTTCTGTGTTAGCTATTGAAGAATTAAGAAACTTTATTGTTACTCCACAAGGAAAGCCGGAAGCATCCGTCGGTCACCATGATGACATAGTGATGTCGCTGGCAATTACTTGCGAAGCATATAGAACACATGGCCATTCCCTCACTAATAGAACATTTAGTTGGGGTGAATTAAACCATACTTACCAAATTGAAGAGACTAGATGGCTATAACTTCCATCAATAGAACCTATTTTGTGCTTAAAATTATGAACCCTTAGGCATATAAAAATCGAGAGAGCGCGAATGAGCAAACAAAAAATAGAAAAAATTACTGACGATCAACTGATCGATTCGATCGATAGAAACTTGCGGAATGCCACAGGTGGCTATACAGGTTCGTCAGATGTAAGCAAACGTAGAGAAAACTCTATATACGAAATGAGCTTAGAACCAAAAGGAGATTTATTACCTCAAGGTGTTTCTAAGATTGTTTCATCAGATTCAGCAGAGATAGCTGAAGGTTATACCGCACTGTTAACTAAGTTACTACTTGATAACAATAAGTTAGCATTATTTGTCCCTTATAGCAACGAAGTGGCTTCAGTGAAAGCCTCCCAGGTTGCTTCGGACGTAGTAAATTACTGTCTGTTCAATTCGAATTCAGATGGCTGGACTAAATTGTCTACCTGGATCAAATCAGCAGTTGTATTCGGTAACAGTGCGATAACCTGGGGATGGGAAGAGTCATATGATTATGAAGTAGAAGAATATGACTTTATCCAAGAAGCGGTATTAGATCAAATCTTAGCCGATCGTAATGTTGAGATTGTTGGTGATCTTAATATGAAAGAATCTTTTGAATTGACAGAAGGTCCTATTACTTATGAAGATGTTAGACTTCGTCGTAAGATTGACAAGTCTGGTGTTAAACTTCGTAATATTCCACCTGAGTCATTTTTGATTGATAAAGCTACAGAGACTATCACTGATTCTAAATTTATTGGGTTAGTCACTGATATGACAAGATCTGATATCCGACGAAATTGGCCGGACTTTACAGGAGACTTATCTGAGATAGGTGAGGAATCCTCGTTTAGAGATTCACAATGGTCTACCGAGTCTTTCGCTCGTAAAGAGGCAGGTGGTATTTCTAATTGGATTAATGGTGATGATGAGGAAGATGAAGCAAATATAACAATAACTGTTATTGAATGCTGGATTCGTTCTGATCGTGATGGTGATGGTATTGCAGAGTTAGTACACGTTATTAAAGCTGGCAATACTATTTTAGAAGAGGAAGATTCTTCTTATATTCCTATTGCTATCTTAAACCCAATTGAGATTCCTCATGAGTTCTATGGCTTGTCTTTATTAGATATGGCTCGTCCACAAACTCAAGCTACTACAGCTATTATGCGAGGTTTTGTAGAGAATGTTTATTTCGGTAACTATGGTAGAACTTTAGCTGATCCGAATGTAGTAGACTTCTCTGCTTTACAAAATCCAATGCCTAAGCAGATCATTGCTACTAATGGTAATCCAGCAGCAGCAGTGCAGCAATTACAACCTGAACCTATCAGTCCAGGTACGGCAGGAATGTTAGAGTTCTTAGGTTTACAAAAAGAGCAATCGACAGGTTTAACTAAGACTGCTATGGGAATAAATGATACTTTATATGTATCAGGTAACTCAGAACAGAAAATGGGTAATGCCCAGAATGCAGCTCAAATTCGTGTTGAGCATATCGGACGTCGTTTTGTTGAAGGTGGTATTAAAGATTTATGCCGTGGTGTTTTAAGAGAAATGAAAGCAAATCTTAAAAACCCTATGAGATATAAGAGTGATCAAGGTTATGCTTCATTGACAGCAGAAGAGCTTCAGACGATGCCTTCTAATATGGATTTAGATATTCAAGCTAACTTAGGTGAAAATTCAAATTCATCTGTTGGTATGAAGTTAAATCAGATTGCTGAGATGTTACCTATGATGGCCTCTGATCCAGAAGCTGCAGCATATATCAATCCTTTAGCTACTTTTAACTTAGCATCTGATTTGATTGCTAATATGGGTTTTGATCCTACTAGATTCTTAGTTGATCCTGAAGATCCTAATACGCAAGAGCAGTTGCAACAGAAGAAACAACAGTTAGAGCAGAGTCAACAACAGGCTCAAGAGCTTGATCTACAACTTAAGAAAGCTGAGATTGATACTTCAAATGCTAATATTGGTCTTATTAAAGCTGAGATAGATAATAAGAAGATTGATAATAAACGTCAATTATTAGAAGCTGAAGATGATTCTAATCGTGGTTGGGCTGAGATACTAGTTAAAGCACAAGGTACTGAAGGTGCCTCAGATCCTCAGAAAGTCCCAGTTGATTTCCAAAATCTATATCAAGATACGGAAGAGCAGGAAAAACAGCAAGCAGCGCAAGAAGCTAAGATGCAACAAATGGCGCAAATGGCGCAAGAGAATCCGGAAGCAGCAATGCAGATGGCACAACAGGATCCCGCAGCGGCTGCGCAGATGGCAGAGCAAGCTGGTATAGATCCTCAACAAATTCAGCAACTAATGGGAGGTTGATACATCTAACGATGCGAGATGAACGATGACAAATAAGAAGTATAATAGGCATCCTAGCCATAAAATTGGCTCGGATGGAAAACCAAAGAGAGTATCTGTATATGATGATGCCCAGCGTACCCTTACAAAAGGATACCAATGCAGCGAGTTAAAAGATACGATGACTATGGTTACTGAAGACATTCTTAATAATCTTTTCATAGATTGGTTAGAAACCAAGCACTTTGAAACAGAAAAGAGAGAGTTTCTTTATAAGTTAGCCATTAGTCAAGGGGCAGTAATAAGTAATATCGAGCGTGCTATTATTGCTAAAGATAACAAAGCTCGGGAGATGAATGATGAATGATGTAGAAAAAAAAGTGCTAGAAAAGATAGAGACTGGCATTAAAGCAACGTTAAACACAATGGCTTTAGGCAGAGGGTTAGT